CTTTTTGTATCGACCGCTATAACGGTCAGTATCGCCTTGCCGCGTCCTTTATTATCGATAGACTCGACCAGCCAGTCTTCACCTTCGATTGTCAGTTTATCGCGCCAGGCCGGTGTCTCGATCCCCTTCGATGCACTTGTCAGTATGGCAACCCTTCTGTTTCGAACGCTCGCTTGGCCGTCTTCATCATCCGTGTTTTCAACGCTCTCGGCGAAGACTATAGCGTTTATTGTCACCGGGTTATTCGGGTCGGCCGCCGGCGTAACCGTGATTTCCTGCGACAGCTCACCCGTATCGATTACACCTTCGAGGTCGGCTTGTACCTGGTCTGCAAATGTCATTATTCGTATCTCGTATTGCGTATTGCGTATCGCAATCTTCGCCTCCAGGCGGCGGCGCCTGCCGCCACCTGGAAGCTCAAGTGAAAGGTAGTTTTTTACGGCGTTGTAATATTGCTCAGCAGGTAAGCCGCCGCCACTAAGATTATTTCTTCATCGGTGTGCTGACGAACGCGGATAACATCCGAACGAACATCCTCATCGCGATACGATTCGACCATCGTATTCTCCGTGCTGTCCTTGGTCCACAGGAACGTCCTGCCTACGCACGGCTTCTTGATGTCGCGGCTTTTGTTGGTAACGCACAGCATCGCATACTCATCGTCCCAGATGTCGGCCAATACCGCAGTCTGTCCCTTCTTCGCCGAATTGTACCTGCCCTTACCGACCAGCACCCGCTCGACATCGAAGGCCGTCGCCAATAGTGCCGCCGGAATATCGCCCCTCTTGACCTCGGCGTTTGTGTACTTGAGCCGGTCGATAATCTGATTTATCAGCCCCAGTTGCAGAAACGTCCCGTAGGATACAATCAGCGTATCGGGCTCGGCTCCGCAGGCATCGTGGATTGCCTTGCGTCCGGTCTTGACGTCCCCGATGGGGACCGCATCGCTGTAATGGTTCGCGTCCCATTCATTCGTTATCGCATGTGCCGTAAAGTTGCCTGCATTGAACAGCATATCGGCGATTCGTTTCTCCTGATTTCTCAGGATAATACCCAGCGCCCTCTGCATTGCGACCTCTTCACAGTCGAAGTACCTGGCATAGAGTTTTTCCTCGACGTCGTCCACCGGCTCTACAAAGCCGTTCTCGGTGCAGGCGTAGTTATCGTTTTCAAATTCGTAGTCGTCCCTGGCATAAGCGCCTCTCGGCGCCCTTTTGGTGTCCGGCACACTGAGAAGTGCCTCTACCGGCAGTACCGGGTACTCGGCCCCCTGTTCCTCGACCTCGAAAATCGGCAGTGCCTGCAGGCCGATGAACTCTTCCTGTTTCTCCATGTATTCCATGGCCAAAGATTTAAGGTCCGGCCTGGCTAACGTGGTCGCGCTTGTTGGTCTTGGCATTTCAATACTCCTTAAAAAATTTGTTTATTTTCCTTTTTTACCGGCAGCAAAAAAAAACGACTGCACAGGAGGTATAGGCTCCTATACAGCCGCTTTTCTGCCGCCTCGAATAGCCCGCCTAAGCGGACTTATCGAACTTATTCACTTGTCAAAAAACTCTGCGAACCGCTCTCAATTAAGCCAGTCCGCACTCGTGTATTGCATAGGTGCAGTTCACCGTAAGCTCCGAATCGTCGCCTGCGTTGCCGCCGTAATTATCGCCATTGTTGTCAAGGACAACTGCCTTATTCACCATTGTCGTAGCCGCCGCCCCTGCAACATCCTTTATCTGTGGATGGGCGAAATTATCTGCGTTGTGGATAATAAAATCACCAATGACATCCGCAATTGATGTCCCGCCGGCTGTATCATAGACGACCTCGAGGTCATCCGGTGCTGATGGTTCGGTGAAGATATTCGAGCCATAATCCAGAATCATTTCAATTGCCAGAACCTGAATTACTTTATCGGCCCCAGGTGCGGGAATCAGTTCTATCTGCGTTGTTGCCAGAAGCAGAATTTCGGCGGATGTTATGTGTACCGTTGCCGTTCGCAGATACGTGGTCGGTACCGAATAGAGTACGACCTCGATACGGTCGTTGAGTGCGGTCGCCGCTTCTACCGCATGGCCGATAATCGGCCCGCTCGGCGTCGCCGAGATCATGCCGCTGGCCGCTGCGTATATGGCCGCCGCCGCACTGATACTACCGGCTGCGGTTATCTCGAACGTCCCTGAGTCGTTAACCATTCTCACCGCCACTTCCGTCGTTATTGCTACGGCGTATTCGGTCACACCGATACAGTCTTCACCGGCATCGGCATAAACAACGGTTGCGCCGGAGAGCTTGACTCTCCTGCGGGCCGCTAAGGACTCGCCGGATATGAACGTTTTTTTTGCTCCTTCAATAAACATCATTTACCCTTTCAAAAAATACTTTTTCTAATCTTCACTTTTACTTCGGCACAATCACCCACCGCCGGCTATTTAGCCCTTTACCGCCTGGTCTCTACTTTAATGTTCTCTTCGAGCATCTTCTTATGCAGTTCCGGGTACTTCCCTACGCAGAACCGCGTGGCCGCCGCCTTTTTTGACACCTCACTCTTATCGCTGTTGTCACTGTTGACACGCTTTTCAACGGCCTCGTCGAACGTTGTTGGCTCACCGGCGGTATTGCTGTTCTGAGTATTCTCCTGCTCCTGCTTCTGCTCATCGCTGAACTCCGTCTCTGCCGCCTCGACTTTTGTCTCGGTGTCCTTGTCGGAGGCCTTGTCGGAGGCCTCTTTCTTGAGCTTGGCATTTTCTGCCTCGACCGCCGCCGCCAATGTGGCTTTAGTCTTGAACTGCTCGATGACGAACGCCGGGTCATCGCCGAACTTCTCGGTGAACTTACCGAACCGGTCCATTGTTTCCTTTTCGCCTTCGGCTTTGCCTTCGGCCTTTGCATCGCTCTTGATTTTCTCGAACAACACCGGGTTGTCGGCGGCGAAGGTCTCGGCAGTGATCTCCTGTTTTGTTGTGTCTGCCATGATTTCGTTCTCCTTTTTAACTGTGTTAAACTGTATTTGTTTTTCGTCGTCCTCGGCCGCCGCTAATGACTGTGTATTGTCATCGGCACCGAAAACGCACATACTAATCTCTTTTATTGTCGATTTGCGAAACACCGTCCCCGGCCCTTTGAGTGTGTGGCCGTTGACTTTTGACGTCTCACCGTCGGCTATCCGCTCGATTATAGTCGGTACGAGGTACATACTTGCCTGCATGGGAAATCCCTCTTTTATATCGCCTTTCATTTGCTGTGCGGTCTGATTGCTGAGGAACTTACCTTCCACAACCACCTTGTCCGTAGCCTCCTGCTTGGTAGTAAAACCGAGCCGGCTGCTTCTGAAATGTTCCTCCAGTACGGGTGATACTTTTTTGGCGAAAGCTATTCCCTTCAAATCGAATCCGAGGTTTCCCCAGTACCAGTGATTGGTAATAATCTGCCCTGAATAAGCTGTAATTGAAAAATCATTACCCTCTTTATCATCCTGGCTGCCGAACTGTACCTCGCAGAGCCTGTCGAACACACACGCCTTCAGCGGCGCTGTATTTTTATTTTTATTTTCCATTTTCTTTGACCCTTTCTATTTTCTTATAGAGTGGCTCTCGGTCCGCTTTTTCCTCGATGAGCTTTTTGTTAACCTCTTTGAAGTCCGTACCCTTTCGCGCGCAGATCGCCGTTCGTGTTATTGTTCCGTTCTTTAGCTCCTGGTCGTCCGCCTTCGATTCCTTGAACGGGTCCACGTACGGCCAGCGGTTACATATAATTTCATGTGCAAAAATCCCCTCTCTCTCTTTGAAGTGTCTTTTTATGAACCACCGCCACACCTGCGATACGAACAGCTTCACTCTCAGGTCCTGTTCGGCCTCCCACGCCTCCTGCACCTTCTGGTATGCAATCCGGGCGTTCATAAAGGTAGCGCCCGCAAAGTCCAGTGTAATCAGCATTAACGGCATACATAAAGGCCGCCCGATGAACGTCAGCATTCTCAAAACGAACGGGTCGAATGACTGTCCCGGCCTGACCTGGCCTATTCCGGCAGCTTCTTCGCCCGGCTCACCGTAAAGAATCGTTCCCGGCTCCATTTTCTCTAATCGGTTGTCATCCTCGTCCTTGCCCGTATTGCTTACCCCGCCGGTAAAAGGATCAGGAATATCGGCGTTCTTCTGAGCTATGAACATACTGAAACATGCATTCACCTTCGCCGCCACCAGTTCGGCATCTATATAATCACATAGTGTATCGATAAAATTGACCGATGGAGTCAGTACCGGCTCGCCCCGCGACTGGCTGAAGCGCTCGGGGTCGAACATATGATGAACGATTCCCGCCGGATATTTACTGATATTGGCCGACTTGATATATCCCCACCTGTCGGGTGTGCCTATGTAGTAACCGATAACTCTCTTTGTCTTCTTACTGAACGCTATTCCGTTGACCACCTCGAAATGTTTTGCGGAATCCCTTGCACGTCCCAGCGGCGTCCCTATCTGGTCGCCCTCGATTGCCTGCAGCTTGTCATCCAGGAATATTACCGCAGCGTCACCATCTCTTCGATACGACAGGTACAGCATGCGTAAAAGCTGATTAAAGTTGAACCTGCCCGTAACATCGCAGGTTGACTGTATCATTTGTTCCTTCCAGGCCGCCTCGATTTCCTCGTTTAATCCCTCGTCTTTTGTCCTGCCTTGTATGACAACGCCCGAGCCTATAACACCATCCCGTTCGGTTTTCAAAAGCCCCTTGACAAGCGGATTGTTCCTGCACATTTCCCTGCAAATCTCGCGTAGTTTGTTAAGGTTTTGTTCGGTCAGGTGCCTGTCCGCCGTCCCGCCTGTCCCCGTCCGTTTCTTTCTCGTGCGCTTGTTATCAACTGCATCGTAGCCGAACCGGTACACCCTTCGCTTGTATGCAGTCTTCGGACTGAGTATCCCTATGACCTCATCGAGCTTTTCTGATGTCCTTCTGGATGTTGTTTTAAGGTTCTTTTTCATTAGAATTCTGCAATCCGCCTGCCCGTATCGGCGGCTTTTTCAATTCTGTTTAAGAGTCTCGTCTCTCTGTCGTATAGCGTTTTCAGACCCGCCCTGTTATAAGTAAAGCCGTCGATTGTATAACCCTGGCCGGTAGTCTCGATTGTCTCAATCGCCGCCTGAACGCTCTCTAATTGTTCCGCTAAAGTAGCCATTAGTAATTGATTACTGATTACTGATTATTGACCGTATGTTCAGCGTTCCTTCTTGTTCTCCGCCTTTTTCTGCGCCTTTAATTCTTTCGCATCCGCCTTGACTATTTTTTTATACACTGTCGGGAACTGCACGGCGAATTCGTCCGGTTTCATCTTGTCGATTTTCTTGCGAAGTTTTTCGGCGATTTCGCCGGATACTTTTTCGACGATTTCGCCGGATACTTTTTCGACCGTTTCGGTTATCGCCTGTTCCTTCGCCGCCGCCGTCAGCTGCTCGACGATTTCCGGATACTCGGCAAGCATAATCTCGCCGGTCAGCTCGCCGAATGCTTCTTTGAGCATCTTTCTTTTTAACTCATCCGATACGGTTGTATCCACCGCCCTTATTATCTCTTCGGTTTGTTCGGGGTACTGTTCGGCGAGGGACTGGGCTGTAACTTCGGGGGCCGGTTTGGGCGGGAGCGTTGTAAGTGTCTGTCCGCATTTTCTGCATCTCTTCTTTTTCCCATCGACAACGGTTCTTACCGTTCCGCAGTTCGGGCATGTTACCTGTGCCATTGTTAACTCCTTAAAAGATTATTTGTAGTTCACTACTACAAAATACCGCGATGCTGCAGCGATTCAATAGGCTCGTTCCTACGTTGTAGGAACAAGTTGAAAATTTTTTATTGCTCGACAGACTTGAAATTATGACCGCAATTACCGCATTTATGATACCTGATGGGCTTTTTTGTGGTATGGATGGGCACTTTATCGCTTCCGCATTCCGGGCATCGCAATTTTTTATAGATTATAGGTTGATTTTTTTTCTCGGCCTTCCTGACCCTTCTTCTGGCTCTGTTCTCGAACCCCAAATCCGGCAGATTGTCCAGAAATCCATTTCTCATTCGATTCAATAATCAATAGTCAATAATCGATAATCAATTTAAAGTCCCGGCAGATTGTCGAGGAACCCGCCCCCTCGCGGCCGTCTCTTTCTCTTTCTCGGCGCCCTTCCCGCCGCCGCGGCGACCGCCGTTTTTTCTCCCGGTTTTTTCAGATACTGCACACCCTTATAGAACCCCGCCGCCGCAGCACCTACCGCCGTATCCAGCGAATGCGTCGGCGCCCCCCTCGTCACCGTCTGCCATACCCACTTGACATTGCCCTTATTATCGCGGACCTTTACCTTCTGCTCGTTACCGAACTCTCTGAAATAGTAATACGGTATCTCGTTATAGAAAGTCGTTAACGGCTGAGCTATTATTTTACCTTCTTCATCGACCTTCGGCTCCACCCAGCTCGTCACTTGGTTCTTAAAATAATACGTATCGATTTGTATAAGCTGCATGCCCTTATATCTCCGCCTCTGCCTGGCGTTGAGTCTGCGCTCCGTGGCTGATTCTAAGTCCGAAGGTGTCAGCGGTTTTAGCCGGGGCCCGGGTTCGCCTTTTGTTGGTATAGTAAGTCCCGGCCGCTGCCGGCAGTATTCGTAAACATCATCCGGCTCGTATCCGGAATCGATGAACAGTACCATCACGGCAAGCCACTGCTTCTTTTCCTGGCTCGTCCCGTCCGACCACGGAAACGGGCTGAGCAAAACCGCTTTGTCCAGATCATCGAAACTGGCGACCGAGCCAGAGGTAACCAGCCAGTTCTTGAGTGAATATCCGAACGCCCTGACCTCGTAATCGATGCGCACGATCCCCCTCGTTATTGATTTATGATAATCCGCCGATGCGACCAATATTAAGGCCTCCGGCGGCACCGTCCCCCGGCTGTAATCGCCCCGCAGTCCCCTGAGCTGCGAGCTCTTGATTTTTTTGCCCGTCTCTTCGAACGGCAGTCCTTCCGTTGCATTTTTGAAGTCGAGCAGTTTTCCTAATGTAATTCCCTCTTCCGTATTGGCCTCGAACCATTCGGCCATAATCTGCGGCCAGCTCACTCCCGGAAACGGCGCTACGAGTGCAGTCGTATGAAAGCCGCTGTGTCTTTTGCTGCGCTCGGGGCTGCCTTTAAGATTACCGTCAACGTCGATGTACTGTCCCTTCGGCACCCACCTGCCGGCGGAAACGAGCTGCTCTTTCTGGAGCTCGCGAATTCTCTCTGCGCACACCTCGCATTCGTACCATACATCTTTCGTCTCTTTGATTTTGGCAGGGTCTCTCAGTTTCTTCGGTATTTTAAGTTGCGCGAATCTCCACACCCGCCACTCACCGCAGTGCGGGCACGGTATGTAATATTCCTGCATATTACTTCGGCTATACGAATTCCATATATAGCCGAGTTTAGTCGTAGGTGTGCATGCCTTTATAATCTTGCGGTCCCAGAA